CTTTCATGCCTGTACACTGCCACCATATCTTCTCTATCGTTGCATCTGTACAAGCACGTCCACTTGCATCAGCTCCTAAAGCACTCACATCAACTTTTGCAACAGCACTTTCTCCAGTACCATCACTAATGTTTGTAAACTTTAAAACAGCCGTTTTTAAGCCATCTTGTATGGTTTGACTTGCTACTGCATCAGCCATGTTGCCCTCCTAAAATACAGAATATTCTATTTCAAGAGTACCCCTAAAAGCTGTTAAAGCAGTGTCACAAGTAGAACCTGCACCTAGATATAAATTTTTACTTGCAATAGCTGCACTGATATTTGGTTCAAAAACATGATAAGTTCCAGCAGTTGCATCTAAATCAATATCAATCTCTGTTACTGAGTCAGTTGCTGAAATCCTTGGGTTAAAAGAAGCAACTCCAGCACCTACAATCTCTGTACCTGAAGATATAGCAGTGTTGGTTGCTGTACCTGATGTAGCACTTAATTGTAAGTTAGCTAATGAATTAGCATCACTAGCCGCAGCCGTTGTAATTCCAAGAACTACTTTATGAATAAAAAATTTACTTGCTGTTACAAGTGCATCTGGGTGATCTGTGTTTAGTTCACCTAACTCTACAAGAACATCATTGTCTGCATAAGTTGTACCTGCTGCATTTGTATCAGCTAAACTTATTGCAAATGTTTGAATTTTTCTTGTACCCATAGAAATTAACTGTCCAGTTGAATTAACTGAAAAACCAGTTTCTGTGATAGCACCAGTAGTGCTACTTTCATTTATTACTTTAAAACCACTCTTTGATCGAATGGTACTCGAAAAAGTTGTGTTAGCCATTTTAATCTCCTTATCTTGGCGAATGTCTGCTTACGCAGTTAAGGTTTTTTTTAAGAATATAAAAAAAAAGGCGACTTGTAAAGTCGCCTTTAACATTTGTTCGGTTTATTTAAGCACCCGGTGATCCAAATACACATCTTGGATCAGAAAATCCAAATGAATATCTTTCTCTAGCCTTAAACCTCATATTGCCAGTTCCAAAGTCATCTTCCATAGATGTAGCAAGAGGAGCTCTTTCAAAGTGTACGAAACCTCTTGGTGCATCTGTTTTGATGAAAAATGCATCTGTGTCTGTTAAGAAATGGTTTACAACATAACCATTTGGTAACATACCCATGTTCTTTATTGCATTAACATCATTATCAGAAGTGCTTGGTCTTAGAGTTGACTCTAGTAGACGATCAGCAACAAATTGTAGTTGAGGTGGAATAATTAGTTTCATACCACGAAGTGCGATAATCATATTCCTCTCATCAACAAATGTTGAAATGTCTATTAAAGCGTTCTCTAATGATGTCTCATTTAAATCAGCAGCCGTACTAGGCTCATTTCTAAATGTTCCACCACCACCAAGAGGATGATCAGTAGCACAAAGCTCCTTACCATCACCACCTGTGAATGAACTGCTAAACGCATTATTCAAAGTTGCCGCAGCTTTTACTTGTTTGCTGTGAGCCATAGAACGAGCTAATGCTCTTGTATATCTTGCACCTAATCTGTCGTACAAGTTATCTTCCATAGCTTCTTGCGTTAAAGCAAATGCTAATGCAATTGTTTCATGCGTGTAACGTGCAGTGTAAACTTCATTCGCAGAATCAAAGTTTACTCCAGCACCTTCAGCTTTTGTTGGTGCGTTACCAAAACCTGATAACATCACTTCTTCTTCAAACGCTCTGTCAGAAGATTCTGTATCATAGATTTCTGCGTGTTCTGCATCATATCTATCATATTCCATTCCAAACAATGCGTTCAGACCTGGTTCTAGCTCTTTCGCTAGTTGTGCTCTACTTATTGCCATTATCTATTCTCCTACGCTAAGCCTGCACCTTTTTGACCAAAAATAGAATTTTGGATCACAACGTGCACATTGGTTGCATCTGATGCTACATCAGAATTTTCAGGGTCTTGCGAAATGTCAATACATTTTAAAGGTAAACCAGCAGTTGTAGCACCAGTTGCTACATCTAGCTCAGCACCAGAAATACCAGTAGTGGTACTGCCAGCAGTTGTATAAGCTATATCAAAGTTACCAAATAAATCAGCTATTGGAAAAGCTGCATTGCATTGAATTTCATAGATAACATTTGGGTCATCTATAACGAAAGCAATAATGTCAGAAGCATTAGTACTTGCAGGATAGAAATTACTAAATTTCTGTTCCTTAGTTGTTGGGTCAGTATACTGAACACCATTAAATACGCCTACAATAGGAACTGTTCCACCATCAGCGTGTACTTCTACAGTACCACCAGTGACTTGAGCTACCATGTCACCTTGAAAGATTGCAGTATCATAATTAGCGGCGATTCTATATCGGCTTTGTCCACCAGTAAAAGGCATACCACCTATTCTACCTACAGGACGCATACCAAAAGCGGCATCTTGATTTGCCATTTGAACTCTCCTTATTTTTCATTTAAATTACGATTATTTCCAAATGAAACATTGCTGTTTCTTTGGGGTTTAGATTTTGGCATGATAGGATTATTTTCTCTCATCCAATCACGATCCACAGCATCCATTTGGGTCTGTGTTTTATTTTTAAAATAATCCTCACGTTGTTCCACAATTTCTTCTGGAATTCTAGCAAGTAAAAGTCCACCAGTGCCTATGACACCTGCATTTTTTCCTTCATCAATAACAGGAGCATCAAAATCTGGATGGTCTTCTGCTTTAACAAGTTCGTAACCTTCACGTCTTCTTTTAAAGACATTGTTTTTATCGTCATATTCCATAACGGACTCACGTATCCACCTATGTTTATAACCTATAGGTGCTTCAGGAGCATCTAACGCAGATGGTGGCTTCCAATCGTTTCTTCGCTCTGTTTGTTCACGAGATTGCGAGTCTCGACTTTTTCTATCAATTTCAGCCATTATGCACTCCTTGAGTTTATTTTCGCAACTTCCTTGGCATACCTTTCAAGAGGTATGTTCATTTTTTTAGCGAAAGCTACTTGACCGGGAGATAACTCCACAGTCTTTTTCCGTCCAGATTTTATAGACCGTCCGTTGGACGTTGCAGGAGCTACAGCTTGGACGTTTTGCCGTTTCTCCTGAAACTTATTTGGAAAACTATCTTTCATACGTTTATCTATTTCAGAATAGTATTCGTCAGATGTTGGATCAAAACCTTCAGAGCCAACTAATTGTTGATGTAAACCTTGAGCAGCACCCGTCATAACCATATCTGTTCCAAACCAACTATTAGACTTCATCCATGTTTGTAATTTTGGATCAAGGTCTTCTACTTTTGGTGGTTGTTGTCTAGGTTGTTGTTCTGGTTGAGGTTGTTTTAATTGTTTAGCTTCTTGTTCAGCTCTAGCTTTTTGAATACGTAATCTTTCTTTTTCAATAGCCAATTTAGCCATAACATCTTGAGCTTCTGCCATTTTTTCAGAATCACCAGCATCATAAGCTTCTTTAAACAATCTTTTAGCTTGATCGCTTTGACTTTCAACACGAGTACCATACTCAGTTATATAACCTTGATCTAAAGTAGATAATTTTTGTTTTAAATTATCGTTTTCTTGTTTTTGTTGTTGAGCATATTGAATAGCTGCTTCTGCTTCTTCTAAAGCTTGTTTTCTTTTAGCTGTTAATTGATTAATTCTTTTCTTAACATTTTCACTGTAATCTTCAAGTTCGTCACTTGATTGTTGTTCTTGAACATTTGTTCGGGTTTCTTCTTTTTCTGGAACAACTGGTATTTCAGATGCAGGTGTTTGTTCTTCTGCTTCTTCAACATCTACAGAAACGACTTCATTTTCTTCTACAGCATTTTGATTTTCTACATTCATTTTTATTCTCCAATTCTTTTATACATAGGAAATATCACTAGGGTCAAGTATTGTTGCGATAATATTGTCATCATTTATCAATCTTACCTCTAAATTCTCAATTTTAAACCTATTTCCAGCATATCTTCCCATAAGAATCCAACTTTTCTCGGAACACCAAGCACCTGTTGGGAATTTCCCAGAATCACTATAAGCATCAGGGCCAAGTTTTACGACATACCCAGCAACTGTTGCGAAACTTTCACGATCTCGTGTCGCATCAGGTATGTAAATACCACCTTTAGTCTTTGACTTCATGTAGTAAGGTATAACAAGTATTCTATATCCTACTGGTTGAGGAAGTCTTTCCAAAGCTGATGATTCTAATTTGGAGGGGTCTTCTGAATTGGGGTTATCTTCTATTTTTGGAAATCCTTTTTTAACTGCTTCTGGAATTTCCATCGTTGCTTCTTTTTTACGTGCATTAGCAATTCTCTCTGGCACGAATAGTTTTTTAACCATCTTCTAAATCTATACCTTTCATCGCAGCTATTATTTCTTCTTCAGCGTAAGTCATGCCACGTATTTGACCTACAATAAACCGATAATCCTCAATAGAGTTTATCGCACCATCCGAAAGAGATGTTGAAAAATCTTCTTTTCTCTCTCGTATTTTTTTTAGCAAATGTTCAGCTAAGTTAATTCCATCCATTACTTACCCTTTTTATTTATCATTTGCAAACCTTGTTTTCCAAAGCGATATCCAAATGAGCTGCCTATTATAATATACAACATATTGGCGAACCAATTTGGGGTCGATTGTTCTAAGAAAACAAACCCTTCTTTTACAAATGGTTGTGTCCAAGGCAAGAAAGAAGCCACAAGGATTGCTCCAAAAATCAGGCTCCAAAATTCGTCCTTCCAACTTTCACCCATCTGATTTGTAAGAGCTTGTTCATTAAGAAAACTAGATGTTGCTTCTGTCTCGTAAACTTTCGCTTCGGCTTTGGCTTTAGCTACCTTAACATCTGTTTCTGCTTTAGCTTTATCAACACGTCCTTGTAACCACGTACTGGCTAATGAACCTATTGGCCCTATTATACTTCCTAGTCCTAACATATTAACTCCTTATTTGGTGAGAGGTGTTTGGCATTATCATCAAATATTGGTATTCATTTTAAAATAAGTATTAAGTTAAAAAAGAAACCAAACACCCCTCATAACTTTGGTGAGGAAGGCAGGCACCCCTGCGAACCCTCCTCATATATTAACATTTCCATCTTCTTCTTGCTTGTCTAATTCTTGAATTAGGATCATTCCTAGTTTTTGCTGAACTTCTTTTCAACTGACCTAATGATCTTGCACAATATGATTTACGTCTATTCGCTGCCTTACTTCCTTTTTTAACCTTGCCAGTAACGGCTGTCTTTAATTTACTGCCCGGATTCTCTCTTCTGTACCGAGCAACCCCTGCTTTTGTCATACCAGCACCAGACTTAGTAGAACGATAATACTTTTTTGTTTTTGGAGGTTGTTTACTTGGTTTTCGTGCCACGTTTCTTTCTCCTTGCAGCTTCTACTCGTCTAGGTTTACCTGCTGGTTGACCTAATCTTTTCTTTTGAGCAACTCTTTTGGCTTTTTCAGAACTTGACATTTCTCCTGAAGTTTTTGGGGTTTTAGAAGATACCCTCTTTGAGGGGCGGCAATATGGAGTACCCCGTTTCTCACCTTTTTTTCGCCCACAAGCCTTCCCCGTCTTAACATCTTTCCAATCTTCTTTAAACCATCTTTTTAATGCTAAACCTGATTTTGTTTTACGAACAGCCATTAGAAGTTCCTAGTTTTTTTCCTTCTGGAATTTTCTACTTGTCCACAACCTTTAGCTATGTAACCACCTTTGTTCTTTTTAATTACATTTTTTTTCCTAGAACCAACTTTTGGAAATTCGGTTCTATGTTCGTCTGCTGCTTTAACTATTTGTTTCACTCCACCAGTTAAACCTCCAGTAAGTGTTTTTGCTGGTGATAATAAAATTTTACCCATAGTTTTTGCTACTGATTTAAATTTATCTTTTTCATAATCAAGTTTAGTATATTCTCTACCTTTTTTTCTTGAAGCCATAGAGCCAGTTTTCTTAGCTTCACCACCTTTTTCCATTTTTACAACGCCACCAGTAGCTTTCTTTTTAGTTGATTTACCATAATTAGCAGCACCAACTTTTCTACATTTAGCTATAGCTCCTGATGCATAAGCTGATGGAAATACTCTGTAACGAGCTTTAACTTTTTTATAACAAGCATCTTTTGGCATAACTACCCCTTTATTGTTTTAGTAATCCATAAAAATAGTGCATATACAACTAAACCATATACTGTTGCAATTCCAATATCAACTAAATGTTCACGCATATGATAGATGAATTGTATACCAGCTTCAACATCACTGCCACCACCCTCATTAAAATTAACTGTCTTAGTTAAATTTTCTACATCACTTATCGTTTGTTCCATCATTTACTTTTCCTTTTAAATACTTTGGGTCTTCATTGTCCTTCTTTTTGAGGAACGCAATAAGTCGTAACATAAACTTTGGAAAACGCAGTTTGTTGGTGCGTGTTTTGTGCTCGAATTTTTTCTGCAAATTGGAGACACGTATTAAGATCAGAGAAAAAGACACGTTCTTGTATATCCGTTCCATGTAAAATTACTATTAATACCCATATCACTTACCATTTTCTTTCGATCTTGTAAATGCAGTCGTACCCATAAATGTTGCAACGATACCTAAGTTTGCTACAACATACGTTGAGAGTAAAGCCGTTACCATCTCAACTCTTGCATCTGGTATTGCAGGTGACATAACTAACACTATTAATATGATAGATGATATAGAAGATACCCAACAAAGCATACGTTGTTGATCCTGCATCTTATCAGAATTTTCAAGACGTATCATATGCTCAGATCGTGAGAGCTCTTCGTCACTTACAATTCCGTCACCATCTAAGTCAAATTGTTCGTATTGACTGCCTTTTTGTAATTTTTTGCTCATTTGAAACTGTCCTTTATACTTTTAACTACGTTCTTCAACGTAAAGGGTTTTTCATTGGGTCGATATTTACATTTCATTTCTCTTGGACATTGCACATTCCCAGCACTCATGTCAATGTACTCATTCCATTGCGTATAATTTGCTCCAACGTAAACACAGATATGTTGGTTATCTGTTCTCATTTGTTTTGCCAATCTGCACGTTGTATGTTCCTTATCTCTTGCAAAAGTAACAATTGCTAAGAAAGAAATGATACAAAAGAAAATTAGGAAATAATAAATAAAATTATATAACATAATCATCACGCAACACTCTTGCTAATAAGCCAGATCATCCAACCAAGAGCAGAGAATCCTATAAGACAAGCAATACCCATAATGGTATAATCTCGTATCATTTTTTGTTGCTCTGCTTTAGCATAAATAGCTTCCTGCCTGGCTTTGCGTATACGACCCTCTTCACGGAGTAGGTCTTCGTAAGCCATTAAGCCATAATGACCAATTAACCAGTTTTTTAATTCTTCTCTTTGTTTTTGAACTTTTTTCTTAGCTGCAAAACTTTCCATTGCAACTTCTTGAACAGAGCCGTTGAATAATTTATCAAAGGTAGAAGGATTGTTAGAGTTTTTATGAATGTTGTCTATGTCTGAGACAGCACCCATCCATTTCCCCAAAGTAGCTGTGCAATCTTCAAGCTCCTTACCAGCTTGAACCATAGATACGAAAGTTTTATAACAAGTCGTAGCTGTGCTGACCGCCGCACCTAATGTAATGGGGTCTATCATACACTAGAAAATACCTTTGAAATGCTGTCCAGACATTTGTGATGATGTACCACCCTTAACAATACCACCTTTTTTCATAAAACCCATTTTGTTACGAACTTCAGTTGGTAATTTTTTTAAACCTTTGTTACCTTCGGGAACTGCTTTTAAGTTTTTCTTAACAGAGCCACCTTTTTTAAAACCTTCTCGACCTGCCGCTCCTTTACCTTTAAGCATACCAGTTAAATAATCAATTTGATCTCTAACTGCCTGTGGTGTGTACTGATCGTCAGGTCCTAATAGTTGTATTCTTCTCATTATTCTGTCTTTTTGACGAGAAGTAACATTTTTGCCTTTGACTCCTGCTCTCATACCTTTTTGACTCATAACTATTTCTCCTTCTTTTTTGGTCTGCCTTTTTTCTTTGGTTTTGTAACTTTAGGTGTAGCTTTTACTTCACCACTGTCAACTACTTTTTCAACTTCAGGTTCTTTTACTTCGTGAAATACTGGTTCAGAAGTAACACCTTCTTTAGCGTTTCTTCTATCTACTTTTTTTTGTTTTTCAACTTGGTAAATTTTTTCTCTGATTGAACTAACCACCTTGATTTCTCCTATTGTTTGCATTAAATACTGCAATGTCTTTTTGAGCTTGGATACGCTCTTCTGCAATACGTGTTTTATCATCTAACGACTCCTCTTGAATGTCAATTCTCTGTTGATCAACAAGACGTTGATTTCTTTCTCTTTCACGTTCTAACTCTTGTTTCTTTTCAAATTCTTGTGTTTTACGTTGAACGTCAGCACCCTTAATCGCTAATTCTTGCTTACGTATTTCTACTAATGGGTCATCTCCACCTTGTGGTGCAATAGCTTGTGCATATTTCTCTGTTAATTCACCAATAATCTCAGCGGCACGATTTTGTACTTGCATCTGCATTTCTTGTTGCATCTGAGGATTCTGTTGCATCATCATTTGTTGTTCAGGTGGAATTGTCTGCATAATCTCAGATTGTGCCATAGCTTCTGCCATCATACCTATGTGTTCTTGAATATGACCTTGCAACGTCATAATAATAGCAGCGTTAGCTTGTGCGACAGGTGTCGATAATATTGCTAAATGAGCTTCAATATGTGCTTCATGACTTTGTTGAGGAAATGCTTGTAATCGACCACCTCTCATTGCTTCCTGATTTTCTTTTGCAGGGTTTATAGGCTGTGGTTGTTGAGGTTGTGGCAATATCTGATCAATATTTGTTACTCCCAATGCTTCATACATTTTACGATATGCTTGATATAGACCTTGTTGACCTCCATGTATCTCAGGATTACTTTGTACCAACTGCAATTGTGTCTGTGATAATGCAATTCTTTGTGACATCGAAAAAATGTTCGGGTCACTAACAGGTATAACATCTATTCTATCATCAAAATCACTTTGTTTTATCATAGGCTCAACACCAACTTGATATGGGTATGGAGCTGGATTACTTGCGAACACTTGTGCGAGTAGTTTAAATTCTTGTTTTTGAGAATAGTGAAGACGTTTATGAATAGCACTCATAACCTTTGTGCCACGTTCCATAATAGCCATTGTCGTGCCAACAGGTGTTTCGCCACTCATTTCACCTATTTTCATATCTGCCATAGAAGCAAAACGTCTACCAGAGTCTACTAATGTACCTAAAAGGTTATAAAGAGTTCCTGAAGGCTCTTTGAATGGCAATGCCATCAATGATTGACGTATATCCATACCAGCAACATCAATATCTCTAAATTCACCGGGTGACAAAGGAGAATCTTCATCTCTGATCCTTGCACCTCTTGCTTTAAATCCAGCAGGTAAATTACTTAATGTTCCTGCATCAATTAACTGTCTTAACAAAGATGTTGATGCTTTAGAAAGACCACCCATCATATGTGTCAAACCAAAACCATAAAAACCTAAACCCGGTAAAAACTTATAATGCACAAAATATTGTTTTTTACGCATCAAAGCATCATTCGGATCATAATTTCTCCTTATAGATAAAATCTTACCTGTTTTTTCAAGTATTGAGACAATGTAAGGATATTGCAGTCCTGTTTCTTCACCTTGTTCATCTTTATCTTCAAAACCTGCAAGATCAAGATTTGTATGAATTTCATGTATAACAAGGTCTTCGTCATAAGATGAAGGTGCAGTACCATCTGCCTTATCGAGCTGTTCTTTTATGTCAGTATAGTTTGTTGCACTTTGATCTGATTCTGGCAAATCTACATCTTTATAAAAACCTGTTAATTGTAGTTTACGAATATCATTTTTGCTCATTGTTACAACATGAGTAACACGAGTGGCTGTTAGTAAATCTGTGGCAGAATAAGGAACAATTATATCTTCAGCATGGACAAATCTACTGACAGCTCTCTGAAGAAGAGGATCAAAGTAAATCTTTTTAAATGTTGAACCTACAATTGGAAGATAAAACAGCATTTGGTCAAGTTCAGGATCAAACTCTTCCATTGTGCAAGTAATCTCATAATTCATATAATTTTTAACACGTTCAGCTTGTGCAACAACATCAGGTGTTTCCTGACCCATAACATGAACTCTTACAGGGCCACCTGCTGGTAACAATTCTCTGTAAGCCTGTGCTTGAAACTGTGTTACTGATTCTGACAACAAAGGATGTATTACACCAGTTGCACCCTCAAAAGGTTCTGTCCTGTCTTCATACTTAATCCCTAATAATTCTAATCCAGATTTGTAAATCTGTTCCCATTCGTCACGAGAAGATATATCATCTTTTATAGATGAAGATAAATCATCAGAAACTCTGCCTAATTCAGCATCATCAATAAAATCAGCTAAGTTTGCATCAAATGGTATTTCTTCAGATGGCATACCCTCTTCTTCTGGAAGTTCACCAATAATAGCACTACCATCTTCTAACTCTGTTACATTAGATTGTTCTGGAACTTCAACAATATCAAGTTGTTCCGCTAATTCTTGTATATCTTCAGCAGGTCCTCCTGCTCCTAAAGGTATCTCAGCCATTAAAATATCCTCACTATTCCACCTTTGTTATATTTTTTACTTGGTAGTGGAGCACCGGGTGCTTTATGCATAACTCCTCCATCAAACTCTAAATAAATAATATCGTCAATTAAATCATTTGCATAACCAGAGCGTTTTAGTTGTCTCTTGCGATTTTCTCTGGCTTTAGGTGTTTTTCTATAACCTGCTGGCTTTGACATTAAAAATGACCTTTAAAATTATTACTAACTTTTACCGCACCGCCAAATTTCATTTTTTTAGGTTTTTTCTTTATAAGCGATTTACCTAAAATCATTTTTTTAATCTCAGACATACCTCTACCTTGATCAAGAAGACTTTCTGCTCGATCTCTATCCATCGTATCTCCAAATTGATCTAAGAATTCTTGTCTTACATCAATCATTTCATCACTAAGTCTACTCATAATATCTCCTTTTAAAAATGCCCTTAATAATACTCCCTTTTCTCTCGGTAGTATTCATCATCTTCATAATCACTTGGAGTCATGATAAACCCTCCTTGACGAAAACGCAAGATCGCTTGTGTCATACTATCAGCTAAATCGTCATTTTCTCCATTTGGAAACGCGGCGCACTCTTCTACAACCTCGTCTGCAAACCTTTTGTCAGGTCGCCAAACCATACCACTTTCAAAGACAGGAGCACAGGAATTCATACGTGTAAACTTGTCTGCACCACGGCTTGGTGTAAAAGGTGTTACAGGAATACCCATTCTCCTCAGTTCATGTGTCAATGGCGTACCTGTCGCTTTTTGTTCTATTAATATCATGTCAGGATCAAACTCCTGATACAAACGATAAGCATTTTCTTTTAATTCTGGAAAATCCCAACGTCCTCTTTCAGCATCAAGAAGTATAATCGCTTCTCCCTCTCCATCAACAGGTTCAAAGATACCCCAAGTGGTAATCGCAGAATAATCAGCTCTTTCTGATTTACTATATGCCGTATCATAAGATTGTATGATATAACTAACTTGTGGTGGTTCATCATTCTCCCAGATGTTCCACCACTCCCTTTTGATAATTGCACCTTCTTCAGCAGTTGGATTCTGCAAATACTGTGCGTTCCATTTACCAATAGGTATAGAAGAACGTACTGCTTCAAGCTCTTCTCTCTTCCAATACTCGGGCCATAAAACATTGTCTGTATCAGGAAATATCGCAGGAAACTCTACAACTTCCCAATTGTCTGCTCCACCCTCTGCCTGTTTCTTGAGAACTTTAGCTGTCAGATCACGAACACTCCATCGTGTCATAACAATAATAATCGAACCACCCGGTTGTAATCTTTGTCTTGGGCCTGAAGTATACCATTCGTAAATATTGTCCAAAGCAGAAGG